CCTGGTCAGGGTGTAACTGTATTTGGACAGAAAACATTACAAGCAAAACCATCGGCATTGGATAGAATCAATGTAAGAAGATTGTTAATAGCAGTGAAGAAATTCATCGCATCATCTACTAGATACTTAGTGTTTGAAAATAACACAGCAGCAACTAGAAATAGATTTTTATCAATCGTTAATCCTTACTTAGAATCAATTCAACAAAGACAAGGTTTATACGCATTTAGAGTGAAGATGGATGAAACCAACAACACACCAGATGTAATCGATAGAAATATAATGGTGGGTGAGATATTCTTACAACCAGCTAAAACAGCAGAATTTATAGTTCTTGACTTTAACGTACTACCAACTGGAGCAGCATTTCCAGAATAGTATATAAATAATATCTTAGTTCCCCTAATATTTTTGGGGGAACTAACTATTTTTTAAAAAGAACTATATTTATATAAAAGAATTAGAAACAGAGGAAAACAAAAATGGCACAATTATTAGACCCAACAGAAGTAATGTTTACATCATTCGAACCGAAGATGTCAAACAGATTCATTATGTACATTGAGGGAATCCCAGCGTATTTAGTGAAAGCAGCCAGCAGACCAGAAATAACAAATGGTAAAGTTACAATAGACCACGTTAACGTTAGAAGATATGTTAAAGGTAGAAGTGAGTGGAGTGATATCACAGTATCACTATATGACCCAGTAGTTCCATCAGCAGCACAAGCAGCAATGGAATGGGTAAGATTACACCATGAATCTGTAACAGGACGAGATGGATACTCTGATTTCTACAAAAAAGATATCACATTTAACAGTTTGGGTCCTGTAGGTGATAAAGTAGAAGAGTGGACACTTAAAGGAGCATTCATTCAAGCAGCAAAGTTCTCAGATATGGACTATACTGGTGAAGAATTAGCAACTGTAGATTTAACACTTACATACGATTACGCAATATTACAATACTAATTATCAAATTATACTAAGTATTACAAATTTAGAAACCCTTACTATTAAGTTAGTAGGGGTTTTTTCGTTTAATTGGTTTAATTAATTATATTTGTATATTTATATATGGTTAACCAATATTAAATAAGTTTTAAAACGAGAAAAGATATGAGTCAAGAAAAACTACAAGACGATTATAAAAACCCATCTTCTAATGCAGATATGGTTGAGCTCGCTAAACAGCAGTATGAGCAAAAAAAGGTTTCTGATTATAAATTTCCAACAGAAATCATTGAATTACCATCAAAAGGTTTGATTTATCCAAAAGATAATCCCCTTTCGAGTGGTAAAGTAGAGATGAAGTATATGACAGCTAAAGAAGAGGATATACTTACTACACAATCTTACATAAAAGATGGTTCAGTATTAGATAGGTTGTTTCAATCATTGATTATATCAAATGGTGAAGATGCATCTGTAAAATATGTGGATATAGGTATGGGTGATAAAAACGCTATTATGATTGCAGCTAGAATCTTAGGATATGGTAAAGATTATGAAGTTGAAATAGATGACCCATCAATGCCAGGTACAAAGCAAAAAGATACGATTGATTTAACTCAATTCGAATCACAGGAATATGATGGTTCAGGTCAAACAGAACTACATAAAAATGAATATCGCTTTGAATTACCACAATCTAAAAGAACAATTACTTTTAGAGCTTTAACTGAAAGTACTGAAAGAAAAATCAAACATCAACTTGAGGCACAAAAAAAGCAATCAAAAAGGATGAAAGATGCAACATCTAAAGAACTTACTACTAGATTAAAAAACACAATACTATCTATAGATGAAGATACATCACAAGAAAGTATTAACCATTTTGTTGATAACGAATTATTTGCAGCCGATTCAAGGGCTCTCAGAATGCATATAAAAACAGTTGTTCCTGATGTTGATTTGAATTACGAATTTATTTCTGAAGAGACCGGGGAAAGGAGAGATATGCTACTGCCTATGGACTTGGGGTTTTTTTGGCCTCAATCATAGTTATAGGAAGCATTTACACTCTCACATTTTCGATTTGATTTTCCATGGAAATGGTGGATTCACATTTTCGGATGTTTATAATATGCCGGTTTGGGCTCGAACATTTTACATAAGTAAAATTGTAGAGTTTAAGCAGGAAGAACAAAAGCAATATGATAAACAAAAGAACAAATCTAAAGGAATTCGAAGATAATAATAATACCCAACAGGTTTTTTGATGATTTGTTGGGTATTTCTATATTTATAGAATATAAGAACAACGGGATAAAAAATTATGGCAACAATAAAAAAAACAGCTTTAAAGGAACTTTTTAAAGAACATGGGTTATCAGAAGGTATATTTGATATATTCAATAAAAGGAAGAAGAAGCTAAAAGCTAAAATAAAAGGTATAGATTCATATTTGGATGATACTATAGAGGCAGCACCTACTGAAAAACAAAGAAAAGCTTTAGTAGCATTAAGAGCAGCTTTAGAAGCAATGTAATTAAAAAAGATTCGTTAATGAAATCATATAGGATTTTAAATGGCAAGTAGAGAAGAAAAAGAAGCTAAAAGAGTGGCTGATGCTAAAGCTAAATATGCAAAAGAGCGTCAGAAACAATTAGCAGCCGAGACAAAGGAAATTAAGACCCAAACCGACTTGTCTAATGCTTTACTACAATCCGTACAAAGTGTTAATATTGAAGGAGCTGAAGGATTAAAAGTACAAGAATCTATGGCTAAAGCTCTTGAGGGTAGAATTTCTTCGGCCGAAGGATTAAAATTAGTAGATGCAGCTATAAACGACCTTTTAGAAAAACAAGTTAAATTTGGATTTGATATTGATAAAAATCTATTAGCACAATTAGAAACAAGCCGAGAACAGTTCATAGGTATAGAAGCTAAGAAAAAAGCAACAGAAGAACTTTTAGGATTCCAAGAATCAAGTGAAGCTTCACTTCATAATAGTTTAGGTACTTTAGGTGAAATGTTAAAAGCCGGTACTTCAATAGGTTTTGCTATGGCAGCATTAAAGGGAGTAACCGAAGCAGTTGGTGCAGTTTTTGAAACTACAATAGGATTCGCATCCGAATTAAATAAAGAATTAGGTATTTCAGGAGAACAGGCCGCTAAATTAGGAATGCAAAACTTCTCTTTAGATGTAGCGTTCTCTAGATTTAGCATAGAAGAACTCAATACAGCTACCAAAGATTTTGCTGAAACGATGGGGACTACTGCTGGTATAACTAATGACCTTAGAAACTCAATGGCCGAAATGAGCAAAATGGGAGTTGGTGGAGAGAATGCAGCTAAATTAGCTCAATCATTTGAATCAGCTGGTGGTAGTGCAGAAGATATGACTTCTGAAATAAAACAAATGGCCAATGATGCTGGTGTTATGGCTAGTACTACAATGAAAGATTTAGCATCTCAACAGCATTTAATGTTAGGTGCAACTGAAGCTGAAATAAAAGCATTAGCTAAAAAGACTATAGAACTTAATAAGCAAGGTGTTTCATTGGAACAAATGAGAGGTATCTCAGAATCTATGATGGATATAGAAGGTTCAATGAAAGCTCAAACCAAAGCACGAATTATGTTGCAAGGTAAATTATCTAATGACCAATTGGCTGGTATGACCGATATGACAGCTGCAGCATTAGAATTTCAAAGAACTGGTAATATGGATGTTATGACTGATGCACTCAAACGAGTTAAAATGAGTTCTAAAGAGTTTGCAGATTTAGGTCCAAAAGGAATGGAAGTATATGCTCAATCAATTGGAATGACCGCCGAATCATTGAGTGATGTAATTCGTAAGCAAGAGCAGATGGCACAAGTTGAGGATTCCCTTGGTTCTGGAGCAGCTTCGGCGTTAGAAGCATATCAAAGAGTTCCTCAATCTATTAAAGATGGTGTAACGGCATTAATATCATTCGGAGCACAACAAATGGTAATTTCTAAAATGCAAACTGGTTCGTTTGGAATCGGTAATATGTTAGGTAAAAAATCTGGCGGTGGTGGCGGTGGTGGTCTTGGTGATACACTTCAAACTGAAATGCCAGGTACTGAAGAAATAGGCCAAACTCAAAGTGGTGGTGGATTAAAATCACTCGCTGAAGGTTTAAGAGAAATGGGTGATGGTAAAGTATTCGCAGGTATTGGTGCAGTAGCATTAGCAGGACCTGCATTTATAATAGCACTTCCATCAATTCCATTCTTACTTTTTATGGGTAAGGTTAAATTAAAAGAAATAGAATCTAATTTTACAGGATTAGCAGCAGGTCTTAATAGTATGGCATCTACATTTGTAGGTTCAGCAGCATTGGCTGTTTTTGGATTAGCAGCAGTACCATCTATACTATCAATTCCATTTTTAACTTTTATGGGTAAGATTAAGTTACAACAATTATCAACTAACCTTTTAGAGTTAGGTATAGGACTTCAAATGATGGCATCCACATTTGTAGGTTCAGCCGCATTAGCAGCATTCGGATTAGCTGGTGGAGCCGCAATCCTAGCCATTCCGTTCATAGTAGCAATTGCATTGGGTGGAGCCGCAGCTGGGCTTGGATTATCAGGATTAGCTGGTGGGTTAACAGCACTTGGTACAGCCGCTATTCCTTTAGGATTTATAGGAGTAGGTTTAATCGCAGCATTGGGAGTAGCTATGATTCCATTCGCATTTGCACTTTCATTAGTAACACCATTAATAGAAACATTCGGAAATATTATTATAGGAGTAATGGGGGCAGTTCCACCAATCATTGGAGCAATAGCAGATGGATTCGTAACTATGATGGGTGCTATATCTCCTGAAAACGTAGTGGGATTGGCAATGTTAGGGCCAGCACTATTATCAGCATCAGTTGGGATGATAGCATTTTCAGCCGCATTAGCAATAGGTGGTCTTATGTCATTCTTTGGTGGTGGGGTAATGGATTCTATAAATGAATTATCAACTGTAGGGCCAGGTCTTAAACAATCGGGAGATGGTTTAGCGGCAGTTGCAGGCAATATAGGTATAATATCTAAATCTATGATAGGTTTAGGAAGTTTAGTAACTCCATTATACGCATTAGGTTTAGGGTTGATGAGTATATCAGCTGGATTAACTTCTATAGCAGTTAGTGGGTTATTAGCAATGCCAGTATTCGCAGCATTGGGTGGTTTAGCAGTTATAGCTCCTGTATTGGAAAGTTTAGGAAGTGCATTTAGTAGTGATTCTAATGAAAGTACTGGAAATGATTCAATGGATAAAGTAGTAGATGCGATAAATAAATTAAGTGGGGAGATAGCATCACAACCAATTATGTTAAACATTGATGGTAAGGGAGTACAGCAAATTAGTAGGGTACAATCACGACAATCATCAACAAACAGAGGAGCTAGATAATGGCATTGAAAGATATGAAATCGGATTTATCTAAATTTAGAGTTCCAAAGTCAAAACCATTGGAATCTAAACCAAGAGTAGATGTAAATAAGAGCGCAAATAAAACACCATTAAGTTCAATGACAGAATCAGCTCCTAAGATTCCACGTTCTACTACTACAGTTAATAAGGAAGGTGTAAATCCTCAAAAAGTAAATCAAACTGAAAAGTTTAAAGGTGAAACAACACCTCAACCTATGGATAACTCAGAAAAGTTCAAAGGTGAAACGACTACTAAACCAATGAGTTTAGAAGAAAGATATTTAGGTCAAACAGAACCAAAATTGGTAAATCAATCAGAAAAGTTTTTAGGAGAAACAACTCCATCTGAAATGAATAACCAATCTCAGTTCTTAGGTGAAACCTCACCAAAAGAAGCAAATAACTCAGAACAATTTTTAGGAGAAACTACTCCAAATGAATCTGATAAGAGTTCTAAGTTCTTAGGAGAAACAACTCCTAAAGAGGCAAGCAACCAATCTCAGTTTTTAGGAGAAACAACACCAAACGAATCTGATAACTCATCAAAATTCTTAGGAGAAACAACACCTACTCCAATGAGTTTAGAAGAAAGATATTTAGGACAAACAACACCATCTGAATCTGATAAGAGTTCTAAGTTCTTAGGTGAAACAACACCAAATGAGATGAACAATCAATCTCAATTCTTAGGTGAAACAACACCAAATGAATCGGATAGAAGTTCTAAGTTTTTAGGGGAAACTACTCCACTATCATCAGATAGAAG